GGTCGTGGGTTTCTTCAAAACACGAATTACAGTCGGGCGAGCATGGCCTCGATCTGCTGCGGATTCATCCGCATGAAATCGGCGGTCAGTTCGGGGCCGGACTTCGTAGCAAGCTGCGCCGTCACGTCGTCAGCGGCCGGCGTACTGCCGCCCGGGATGGCACTCAACGAAGCCGGCACCGGGGCGGCCTTGGCTTTCAGCTTGGCGTCAGCCGCCTTGGCCAGTTCCTCCGGCGTCTTGGTCGGCTCAGGTTCCGGCGGCAAATCCGCCAGGATCTGGTCAATTAATGCGGCGGTATTCGCCATTCAGCGCCTGCAGTCGTTCGATCATGGCCTTGATCAGTTCGCGCGGAAGGCCATTCAGCATGCCGGCCTTCTGCTTGTTGTCCTTCTCGAACATCCCGAACACCTTCAGCGCCTGGTCGCGCGCCTGCGCCTTGCTTTCCCACTTGATCTTCTTCACGAACAACGGCGTCGCCGCGCCTTCTTCTCCATCTTCTCCAGGCGGGCCGGCCATCGTTACCACTTCGATGCCAGTCAGACAAAGCGCCGTGTCGTCATCCAGTTCATGAATCGGCTTCATGGTGCCATCTTGGTTATATAGCTTGCGCGGGTCGAAACGCAGAGCCCGAGCCAAATCCGCCATGATTTCGTCAGTCGAAAGCGCATGCTTTTCCTGAATTGTTGCTCGCCTTTGGGTAAGAACTTGCACGACGTGGGGATGTTTGAGCAATTTCGCACCACAAGTCGGCGCAGTTTTAGCGCTGTAACCGGCTGTAATGGCCGCCTGAGAAGCGTTTCCGCCATTAGCAAGAAACGCCTCAACAAACAGGTTTCGCTTTGTTTCAGCCTCGCTTCTCGATGAACCGGGCTTTTCCTTCTTGATCGCCTTGCTTCTCGCCATGGATCAAACCACCTCCAACGTCTGCCACTTCCCTTTGCTCAGGCCGCGATCGTCGTTGTACAGATCAGTCATCGCCTGATGCTTGTGACCGAGCAATACCATCGTATTGATTCCCTGCTCACGGTACAGGCGCTCCGACAGCGACCGGCATTCATGGAGCGACGGCGGATTCCCATCCTTCACCACGACCCCGGCGCCCTCCCGGGCTTCCTCAAACCGGGCCGACAGGCTGGCCAGGACCAGCGGCTCCCCGTTGTGCTTGCGCAGCAGGTACTCGACCTTACCCGCGTAATCAAGGCAGCCCTCGATAGCCTGGCCCAACGTGGTATCGAGCGCATCAAGGCGCAGATTGAGCGGCAAGGCTATCCGCGTTCCGGTCTTCACTTGCTCAACGTGCAGCGCGTTATCCCACACATCGGCAAACTGCATCTTGGCCAGGTCGGATCGGCGCTGCCCTGTCACCAATGCCAGAACCAGCATGCGGCTTACCCAAGGCGGCTGATGCGCCACCGACCAGGCGTGGATCTTCCGCCACTGCTCCAGGGTCAGGCGCTTGCGCGCCACCCGAACGACCGGTACCTTGACCGGGCTGGCCGGGTTGCGATCGATCCACCCATAGTTCACTGCCTCATTGAACGCATCGCGGGCCTCGAACAGCACTCGCTTCGCCCGCTGGGGATGCGCCACGACGAGCCGCTGAATGACAGCCGCCACCTCATGCGGCCGGATGCTGGAGATCGTCCGATCGCTCAGACCGTCCTCCAGGTGCTTCAACACACTACGCCGGTTGGCCAGGGTCTTCTCACTGATCGGGCGACCGGCCAGAACCTCCCGGTAAATGTCGCACCACTGCCCGAACGTGCGATAGCGTGGCGCCACCCGGCCAAGGGTGGAAGCAAGGAGGCGCGTTGCTATGGACATGACAGGCGTGCAGAGGGGGTTAGAATTACGGACGCTGGTAGCCGCGTCCAACGCGATCTGAATACCAACGCGACCAACTCTTGATTTCGATTACCCCGCTGTCCCTTTGTGAAGCGAGCCAGCCGAACAATTGTGCTGTTTTCTCATAGCTCCAGACATAGGCTGCATCAGTAGCGGCGAAATCGTGAGCGTTAATCATGCCAACCCCGCCGTCTGTGATGACCGTTCCAATATCGGCCTGCGCCTGCGCCAGTGACTTACCAGTTTGAAGGTTGGTACAGATATTGAGCAACCATTTCCACTTGTCATCTGGCAGGGCTTGATCTCGCCCATCCGAGAATGTGTAACCAGATGCTCTGGCAGTCAGGAAACCACCGGATTCAAGCAGCGGGATCATGTCGTTACCCCACACGCTCTGAATCCAAGGGTGATGTAAAGGCCCATCGTGATTGATGCCACGAGAGCGCAGCGCATCACGACATTTCACCAGATCGGCATAGTACGCAGCCGCCCCGAGCGTGTTATAACTGTCATTGACTCGACCGTGATTCACGATGTCAAACAACCCGGACGGGTCGTTGTGCATCTCGACGATCTGATCCCAGGTCAAGAAGCCGTTTGTGCCGATCAAGTCACAGGCGATACCCATGCTGACCGGGATTTGATAGTGCTGAGCCAACGGTCGGATGAAGTCGTACCAACTCTTGTATCCGTCATCCCAGGTCAGCACAATAGTCGGCTTCTTGCGCACGGGAAGTACGCCAACCGAGCCAAACCAAATGATCGTGTCCGTCGCTTGTGCAGTAAACGTCATGCTAACTCGGACGCGCATCATGGACGCAACGACAGGCGCACCGCCGCCAGTACCCATTACAGTTGGCTTCATGCACAACCAATCGCCGTTTTGAGCCTTGTGCTGCGGGAAATTACCCGCGTTATAACCAGTGGTGAAGAAGTTGGCATACGTCCCATCGCCCACCATCACCGTAATGATGTTGCCGTGGGCGGCGAGATTTGAGGATTTGAACGCAAGGCCGATATTCTTGGCATCCCACCCGTAAGGGGTCGGGCAATCTGCGCCAGTTGTGCCGAGTCTCACAGTTCCAGATACGCCCGCCGGGACAGTCACCTTGATTGTCGGTCGGCCATTGAACTCGACAGAATTATCAACCTCAGCGGTGATTTGCGCTGGCGATTTATCGGCAATCCACTTCGCGGCGCTGTCCGTTGGCATCAAGTCGAATGTTGTATTGTTAGCCGGGGTCGGTATATCAAGATCGTAATCGCCACCAGAGAATTTAATCCTCCCGGTGACATTATCGACAACCGCCTCCACCTGTGCCGCCCACTGGGCGCCGTTCCACCGGTAAAGCGGCTGGCCGGCCCGGTCAATCACGCGAATCACCGTGTCTTCACGGTACGGGCCCACCAGGCCGGTCGGCAAGTCCTTGGCATCAATATCTATCACCTGCATGGGTCGTTTCATCGCTCGCTCCGGGGATGTTTTGTTACTGGGATAATGGTCAAACGTACCGAAATCAGGCGGCTGTCGGTAGGTCTGGTTTCAGCCAGCCATGCCCGCCAAATTCATCCTCCAGCGTCACGAAGGCGCGCACCCCGACATCGAGCATGATCTGCCCCACCTTGCGGGCGAGCTCGTAAGTCCGCGACAGCCGCCAGCCATAGTTCGCTGCGATGTCGCGCACCGATAGCCCCTTGCGCCGGCCGCAGTTCCACAGCACCAGATCGGCAATCATTCGCCGCGGATACTCCCCGGTCGGCAGCCGGCCAATAACGTGCTCACACACGTCGGCCGCCGCCTGCTGCATTTCCTCGGGCGATCCATAGGCGAGCTTTATCCAAGCCGCTTCCGTTCTGGCCAGCCGCCCAATGACGGCCTGCACTTGCCCGGCCTGTGCCCGAACATCGAGGCGGGATAGCCCGGATGTCTGCCGGGTCGGCGTCATGGTTGGCCAGTTCGATCCACAGGAAGATCCATTGAAAAAGGCAAAGGCAATGCCCTGGTGCACGTTGTCGAATGGGGGGCCAATACTCACGCTGTTCTCCGTTTCTTCAGTTCCGCCAAAATGGCCTCCGGGCTGGCCACGGCCACGACCTTGCGCGACGACATCACGCCGCTATTCGGGCATTGCCCAGTCACGACTGCCAGCCAGCCGCGTTCCTGCGATGTAATACCGACCGTCGCGCCGGCCTGGTCTTTGACAAAGACGGTTTCCGGATGCGCGCACCGACCACGCGCCGCCATCCGGTCGCGGTAATCCGGTGTGCAGTCAATGCAGTACCGGCGCCGCGGGATCTTCGTGAAGTCAGCAAGCAGCGCCCACTCGCGCCACTGCTCTTCGGACTCGAAGCACTCCGGGCGATTCAACGCAGCCTCCCGATCACGCCCATGCGCCAGAGTCTTTCCCACGTTACATGCAGGCCGTCGCAGAACATTTCCCACTTGCCGGCCCGAGTTCCCTCGTAGCGGCCGGTAGGATCCATGCCGGCGCCCTGATCGAGCCACGCATGACAGCGCATGCACAACATCGAGAAGAAAATATCGTGACCCTTCTGCCCGGCCCCCTTCCCCAACTTCCCGCGGTTGGCATGGGCTGCCACGACCGTTCCATCCTCGGCGCCACAATTCACACAGGACTGCCCCTTGGCAAAGTCCAGCAGCTTGCGGTCGCGGATTGCTTCAGTTTTCGGAATCACTCGTCGAACCCCTCCAAAATGCTGTTCATCATTTCGTCGGCCTGGTCGCCCAGATGACGCCACAGGAACTTGCTTGCATGTCCGCCGCGGAGAAATGCCACGACGGCACGGTGATACTGCTCAAATTGCGCCTGATCGGCCTTCGCGTAGCTGATCGACTTGGGCAGCGGAACGATTCCACCCTTCGCCCCTGGTACCCAGTCGATATGGCCCGCCCCGATCTTCAGCCAGTTCACAAACTGCTCGGGTGATTCGAAACGCTCCTGCGCGTCGAATACCGCATTGACCATGGCGAAATGCCGGCGGTGAAACGGGCCGGAGCGGGGAAACACCATTTCGACGTTGGCGATTTCCCCGGGCTCCATGCCCATGACCCGATTCCAGAATTTGCGCCAGGCGGATTTGTCGTCCTTGGTGAAGCCATCCACAAACCCGAACAGAAAGCGGCGAAGCAGTTCGCGCTGCGTCTCGTCGGGCGGGGTCTGGTCGGTTCGGAGAAGGGTCAGGCGGGCCATGGTTGGTTACTCGACGATTACGCCAGCTTCGAGCGCAACTCATACCCCATCAGCGGCCAGACTTTCGCCACGGCATTCTGGCGGGCGATCTTGCGACCAATCTCGTCATCGAAGTTCTCCGGGCTGGCGCAGGCCGACTCGCCCGTCACGGTAAAACCGTTCTTCAGGACGATGACGCAAATAGTCAGCAGGTCTTCCGGGTACAGGCCTGCGCCTTCGGGCCGGACAGGATGGATACACGCGTCCCCGACATTGATGTAATGCTCGCGCTCGATGTTCGCCTCGATGGCCGCAGGCGTGATTCGCGGCGCGGTCAAGCCCTTGGCTTGGATTTCTTGTTCAATGGTTTGGTCGTTCATCAGATTTCCTTTCGATTGTTACCGGCGCCATTTGACGGCGGCGCCGATTGCCGTTCCCGCAAAGAATCAATAATTGCCCGACCTGCCTTGTTCAATTCATCCTGAACGACAGCGCGCGCCTCCCCATCGAGATAGACCTTGCCAGCATCATCGCCACGGCGCTCCAGCAAAACATCCTTGGTCGCATTCAGCAGCTCCAGGCTCTGCACCATCGCCGGACTGCCGCGCAGGACGATCCAGCCAAGGGATGCAGCCCGGTTGTACTTCCGCATATCGGACTCCATCCCATTCCCGCGGGAATGCCGCCCGTTCGTCCAAATGCCGCCCTCGATCTCGACGGCCACCTTCTGCGCCGGGAAAGCGAAGTCGAAGCGCCACATCCGCTCGCAAAACCGGTATTCCTGCGCGTAATCCAGGCGCTCGGCGCGCAGTTGCAACTCGAATGCCGCCTCATGCTCCGACCTTGCCCGCTGGGCAGCCGGAACCCGGTCGCGCGGCTTGCGCTTGGCTTCTTTCGCCAGGAAGAGATCGACGGCGGATTTAATGCCTTTGACGGTCGTCATGCAGCAATCTCCAGTTGTACGGCCTGTCTTGCCCAATTTTTTGCGCTCTGGTTCGCCTCGATCCTCTCCCGCATCACCAAAGCCCGAACATCCTTGTTCGTTGGTACATAAGTGCCGCGCCACGCCGAATCAATCCCGATGTTTTGCGCAATGTTCGTGCTATCGGCGGAGCTCAACGGTAGCCGGGTGTAAACCTCCGGGTTCAGCATCCGCAGGCCGTGCAACTTCGTGATCGGCAGGCCTTCGCCGTCGGTCACTGCGTTCATAGCTTCGGCCATTCGGCCCCACCACCGGTGGTTTCCAACGGTGGCATATTGGCCGCTGCTCCCGATGCAGACGCGCGGCCACTCTTGGGCAAGGCGTTCAAGTCGTGTAATGGACTCGTGCATATGCCAAACAGGAGCGCCGATGTAGGCATGTCTTGCCTGCCAAGGCCATTCACGCAACAGGGCATCGTTTGCTTCTTCATTTCCGTCGATCACGTCCGGTATCACTGCAAAGTCAAAGGATGGGGCGCGATGTATCTCCGACACCCATGCGTAGTATTCCGACCAGTCCGTTACCGGGCTGCCGCTTTCCCGCTCTTCGCGCTCGGCCTCCTGCGTTGCTTCGAGCAACACGGCCCAGGCCGCGCGCCCCAAGTCCGCAACGGCGACGCCACGAAGCTGATTACGGTAGTAGTCGAGGCGGTCGGATTTCATACATCAAATCCTTTCTTCGCAAACGATCGCTTGCCAGCCTTCTCTTCTTCCATCCGGCGGCGATTTGACTCAATCTCTGCAATCGCGTCAGGCGTCAGCGACTTGAAGCGGCTGTATTGCCCCTGGAAAAGAACCTTCACCGTGCCTGTTTCGCCCATGCGCTGTTTGCAGATGATGATTTCTGCCACGCCCTTTTCCGGACTTTCCTTGTGGTAGTAGTCGTCCCTGTACATCATCATGATCAAGTCGGCATCCTGCTCGATAGCGCCTGATTCACGCAGGTCAGATAGCATTGGGCGCTTATCTGCGCGGTCCTCAACCTTCCGATTGAGTTGCGACAGGGCGATAACCGGGCAATTGAATTCCTTCGCCAGCGCCTTTAGCCCGCGGCTTATGCTCGACACTTCCTGCTCGCGGCTTCCGCTCTTGGTCGACGCACCATCGCCACGGGCCAACTGGATGTAATCAACGACGATCAGGGACAGCCCATTCTTGCGCGCCATGCGCCGAGCCTTGGCGCGCATCTGCTGCACAGTCAATGCGGGTTGGTCGACGATACGCATCGGAGATTTGAACAAGCGGCCAACTGCATAGCTCATTCGGTCGAATTCAATACCCTGCCCGGTTCGTATGTTCTGCATCGAAACGCCACCAAGACTGGATATTGACCGCTCGACCAGTTGCTTCTTGCTCATTTCCATCGAGAAAACGAGAACCGGCTTCCCCTCGTTCGCCGCAACATGCTCGGCGATGTTGAGCGATATGGCGGTCTTCCCCATGCTCGGCCTTCCAGCGATGATGATCAGGTCGCCGCCTTGAAGCCCGCATGTTTTCTCGTCGAGATCATGAAATCCAGTCGATATGCCGGTAATCTGGCCACCCCGATCAAACCGCCCCTGGATGTCCTCGACCACGCTGGGAAGGATTGATCCAATGTCGTCGTCCTCGTCCTTTCCGGACGCTTGGCGGCTTTCCGCCAGTGCGAAAATGATTGCCTGAGCCTCGTCGATTCGATCTTCGGCAGATAGTTGGGAACCGGCGCTGTATTGATAGGGCTAAGTGAGTCTGGTGAGGTTATATCGGGAACAAAATACGCTCACCACACCATACAGAAATGGCCTGTGGTCGGCTTTGTCAAAGACATATCAAGCATGGCTTTTGAAGTGGAGATGTATTGAAATGACCCAAACAATCGAACAACTCACCGCCCGTATCGCCGAGCTTGAGGAAGAGAAGAAAGAACTCCAAGCCCTGCTCGACTTCGACAACGCCAGGCTGGATCAGATCGAAGACGAGCTTGAAGATGTGGAGTACCTCGGCCCATTTGTCGAGGGAATCAAGGTGCTGAAAACCCAACTCACCGCACTCAAGGTAGAGAATGAGGCACTGAGGAAGGATGCGGAGCGTTATCGTTTCATCAAAGATGAGCCATGGAGCGCGAATGTATCCGATGTTATTTGCCACCACCAAAACGCCGCATGGGACAACGTAATCGACGCAGCAATGGCGCAAGGAGAGAAGGGATGCTAGGCCATGAAGAACAAATGCTGATTGTTAATGCGTTTTGCCATACGGCAGAAATGACTCGCGAAAATCTACGTTACGCAGCAGGACAATATGAACGCCCGTGTGTTCTGTTTCGACCAAAATTGACGATAGACGGCGATCAGTGGTGCGCTTTGTACGGAGAGAATTTACAGGAAGGTGTAGCCGGGTTCGGTAAATCTCCGGCTGACGCAATGTGGGATTTTGATCGCAACTGGGAGACAAAACTGAAATGACCACACGCGAAACAGAACTACTCGCAGTAAACGCCGCGCTTGAGGCTGAAGTCACGCGGCTGCGGAATGCGCTTGAGACATTCGTATCCGAGCATGAAGAATGCGAAGATAGTGACGGATGGATGGCACAAATGTGCTCAATGGAAGCTCTGCACGCCGCAGACGAAGCCATGTCCACCCCATTCACCCCTACCGCACTCGAAGCCATGATCGCCAAGGTTAGCAAGGTGATGCGGGAGCGGTGCCGTGTCGAGCTTAAACGCTTGGACTATTGGTATTCGGCAGACGCAATCCGCGCCATACCCAACGTAACGCTGGAGGATTTGAAATGACCAAGGAACAAACCCTTGAACTAATCAAACTGCTCGCTGCCATTGAGTCATGGAGCTTTTCCGACAAACACAGGATGCCCGACTATCTGTACGACAAGATTGACGAGAACATCAAGGTTCTTGAAAAGGAGGTGTTGAAGTGACGGACGTTCTTTCCATCGCCGTCAAGGCTGTCCAGATCTATGCGGAAACGCATCCGCGCCCTACCCAGGTCAATCAATCACAGGCTGCGGAAATGCTCGGCTTGAGCTATCCAACGGTGCGCAAGCTGATACACAGCGGCGTCCTGCCGCTGAATTATTGCGGCCTTATCCCGATCGAGGCTATCGACCGCGCCCGGGCCGAGCGGAAAGCCGCTTAGAGATGTCTGAGGCTGTCGGATTGTAGTAGACCATAGCCATTTTTGGATTCGTCCAGCCAAACATCTTGCAGAGATCCAGCACCGGCAGCCGCTGGGCAATCCAGGTTGCCGCCGTGTGCCGACTATCATGGAACGTGAATCCGTTCAGACCGGCGCGTTTGCGATACTTTCTGAACAGGGCAGACATGGAATCCGTGTTGAGCCCGGACACCATCTTGTCATCCCACCCGCGAAACTGCTCGATCACCCGCCTCGCCCGTGGTGTCAGCGGCACATCCCTAACGCCTGTCTTACCATCGACCGTTGCGTAGTCGTCGTGAACAAGCGACCATGGCAGGCTGCAGATTTCCCCCGCCCGCATCCCGGTTCTGAGTGCCAGCAGGAACGAGCAGGCCACCGCATGCGTCACGCTCCGCACCGGGCCGCGATGGTATTTCATGGTCATCAGCATAAGGCGTATCTCTCCCCGGGTGATGACCCGCGTCCGATGATCTGGCGCCGGCGGCCGTCGAACGTCAGATAGCGGATTGACTTCGATCCAGCGCCACTCGCGGCGCGCTACGTCGAACACGTTCGACAACAGGGAGAAATCCCGGATCACACTACCCGGTTTGACAATCTTCAATCGGCCATCGCGCCACCGGGCGAGCACATCGGCCGTCACTTCGCGGATCGGCAGATCTACCGGCAGCAGTCGCTCGAAAGTATCCAGCCGAATCCGCTCCTTTGCTGTGCCATCCTTCTTCGGCGAGACTTCCGCGGCGTACTTGCGCAATGCGTCGCGCAGCGTATGCTTATCGGCTGGCGCCTTGCCGTGATCGGCGCGAATCTCGCTCTCGGTCACCGCCGCCCAGGCCGCCGCCTCTCGCCTGGTGCGGAAGGTCTTTGTCTTGCGAACGCCGAGGATGGCAATCTGAGCGCGGTATCCATCCTTGTAGGGTTTGATCGAAGCCACTAGCCAGCAACCTCAATCAGATCATCAACCAGTGACGATGCCGTTTTTCCTGCCTTCCCCAAGACATTAAGTATTGGCTTGAATTTCTCGATATATATCAACTCAAGGCGGTCAACGTCTCGCTCAGAACACTCGATCACAGTTATTCTGTCGAATTGCTTTGTTTTCTCATGCTGACCGATCCTCTTGTACACGTCACGCGACTTCCCTACGTAAATAATTCGCTCTTCTTTAACCAAGAAATAGACGCCACATGTTTTTTCAAGGGAGCGCGAATTGGCAATAATCTCGTCAGCCGAGTAAGCAATAGACGCATCAAGCACTATTCGGTGACTCCTGTTAAACCGGCGTGCCTTGATGAATGCGTCCTTTATGATCGACAGTTCACCCTCCCTTCGCTTCGCCCAGGCGCGCGCCTCAAATTCTTCATCAAAAACAGCTGACTCGCGGACACCTCCAACATACAACTGCGCCCGCCATCCGCTCTTATGCTTTGCGATCGAAGCCATGTTGCCCCCGTTGTTTGCGTGCGTAAATTGTAGCCCATCATTGCGTAATCTGTGCGTAAATCCACCTTCAAAACACTAAAAATAGTATTCGAAAGGCCAAACAGAGCGCCGCGTAACGTGCTGATTATCCAGTGATTTGAAGATTATTTTAAGCTATTGAAAACACCGATGGTGCCCGGGACGGGGGTCGAACCCGTACGCCTTTCGGCTCCGGATTTTAAGTCCGGTATGTCTACCAATTCCATCACCCGGGCGGATGCAGCCTATATTCTGGCGCCCCGATATGAAAAAGGGAAAGCGCCTTGCGCTTTCCCTTTGAATTTGGAGCGGGAAACGAGTCTCGAACTCGCGACCTCAACCTTGGCAAGGTTGCGCTCTACCAACTGAGCTATTCCCGCAAATTTTTTGGAGGCGCGGGCCGGAGTCGAACCGACCTACACGGATTTGCAATCCGGTGCATAACCGCTTTGCTACCGCGCCCCGCCTTCACTACTACATGTTCGACTGGAGCGGGAAACGAGTCTCGAACTCGCGACCTCAACCTTGGCAAGGTTGCGCTCTACCAACTGAGCTATTCCCGCGCCGAACAGAGCGCGCATTATAGGCCATACAAGGAGGAAGTCAACATCCAACGCCTATTTTTCTGCACTCCTTTGCGCGATTTCCGGCCAGGCCATGCGCAAGTAGTAGCCCATCGACCACAGCGTCAGCAAAGCTGCGATCCAAATCAACCAGTTACCGACCTCCTTCATATCGAAGCCAGCCAGGGTGTCGTAGTAAAGGAGCATCGGCAAGGCAAGCATCTGGGCCGTGGTCTTGACCTTGCCCAGCATCGACACGGCAACACTTTTTGCGGCACCGATCTTGGCCATCCATTCGCGCAGTGCTGAAATCGTGATTTCCCGGCCAATGATGATCATCGCGACGATGGCGTCAGCCCGGCCGAGTTGCACTAGAACGATCAGCGCCGCAGCGACCATCAACTTGTCGGCGACTGGGTCGAGAAAGGCGCCGAAGGCTGATGTCTGATTCAGCTTGCGCGCCAGATAGCCATCCGCCCAATCAGTCAGGGCCGCAGCGCAAAACAGCAGCGTTGCCGCCAGATCGCGTTCATGCTGGGTGACCCAACCAGGGGGTAGGTAATAAGCCGCAATCAGTAAGGGTATGGCTACGATGCGTAGCCAGGTGAGCAGGATGGGGAGATTGAAAGGCAT